GTGGGCGTGTCAGGTTCGCTGCACATAACCTCGATCCGTTCACCCAGCCTCGATGACCGCGTTGCGGTCCTGGAGGCCGACGTTGCCCGCCTGCGCCGGTTGCTGATGGACTGCATGCCGACGCCGCAGGCTGCCGTGCAGTGGCACGAGGAGGTCAATAAATGATTGATCCCATCGACATGCCATCCAAACGCGAAAGCATCCTGCGAAACGCCATCGAACTGACGACGCAGACGAGGGACAAGGTATATGGCCCGCCCGAGCGCAACATGGCGTGCTTTGCCCGTCTAGTGAACGGTTATTTAGACTTCAGCGGCTATCGTTTAACAGCGCACGACGCTGCGATGATTATGGTGCTCTCAAAGGTCGCCCGAATCGCCGCTGGTTCCGGGTTTCACGAAGACAATTATACCGACGGCGCGGCTTATCTTGCTATTGCCGCCGAGGTGCATGAGAAGGTTAAGGCATGATCCGCACAATACCGATCCACGTCAAACGTCTGCCGCACGCTGCCACGCTGCCGCTGCCGTCCTACGCGACCGTTGGCGCGTCCGGCGTCGATCTGCTGGCTGCTGTAGAAAGAGACATCGTGCTTTATTCGTATGACCGGCGCGTCATACCGACCGGCATCGCCGTCGCCGTTCCGTCCGGCTACGAGTTACAAATCCGTCCTCGATCCGGGTTGGCTGCCAAGCACGGTGTCACCGTCATCAACACGCCCGGCACTATCGACGCTGACTACCGTGGCGAGATCCACGTCGTCCTCGTCAACCATGGCGATACTCATTTCATCATCACCCGTGGCATGCGGATCGCCCAGGCGGTTCTTTGTCCTATTGTCCAAATCGACTGGCAGCCGGTCGTCGAACTGCCTGACACCGGTCGTGGCGGCGGTGGCTTCGGTAGCACGGGCGTCTGATGCTCATCCGTCTCGGCGCTGATCTGATTGACCGGGACGAGGCGCTGCTGGAGATCGAGCGGTGCGAACTGGAAGCGTCGCTATACGACTTTACCGTCGCCGCATGGCCGACTATCGACAGCGCCCCCTTTGCTCATGGCGGCTACGCCCTACAGGCTATATGCGAGCATTTAGAGGCGTGTTGCGACGGTTATATCCCCAACCTGCTCATCAACGTGCCGCCGCGCTTTAGCAAGTCAACCATTTGCGGTGTTATGTTCCCGGCTTGGGTCTGGACGCAGCGCGCTAACACGCCGCTTGCCGGCCCAGGCGCGCAGTTCCTGCACGCTGGTTATGCAATGGCGTTGTCTTTGCAGGACTCAGTAAAATGCCGCACATTACTTCAATCTGACTGGTATCAGAAAAGATGGGGCGACCGATTCCAGTTAGTTGGCGACATGAATACTAAGACTAGATTTCAAAACAACAAGAACGGCATACGAAATACTGTGTCGGTCGGCGGCGCGACGACGGGCTTGGGCGGCAATTACCTCATCGGCGACGATCTCAACAACAGCGCCGAGGCGAACAGCGAAGCCATCATCAACAGCACCATCGAGTGGTGGGACATGGCTTGGTATAACCGCCTCAATAACTCTAAGCCGGGCCATGGCTGCCGCATCGTCATCGCCCAGCGTTTAAGCGAACTAGACATCAGCGGGCATGTTCTTGAGAAAGGCGTCGGCGATTGGCAGCACCTTTGCCTGCCGATGCGCTACGAACCAGAGCGATCCTTTCACACGACCCTGGTCCCTGCCCATTTGACCGAAGACAACCAGCCGGTAAAGTGGTCCGACCCCCGCACCGTGCCGGGTGAACTGCTCTGGCCCGAGCGGTTCGATGAAGAGCAGGTTCGGCTGTTGGAAAAGACGCTCGGTCCCTGGGGCGCTGCCGGCCAGCTACAGCAGCGTCCTGAACCGGCGGGCGGCGGTATCATCAAGCGCGAATGGTGGCAGACCTGGATCGACGAAGCCTTCCCGCCGTTCCACTTCATTGTCGCCAGCCTCGACACCGCCTACGGGTTGAAAGAAGAAAACGACTACAGCGCGCTGACCGTTTGGGGCGTGTTCTACGGCACCAGCGAGATACGCTCGACCCGGCACGTCAACAGATACGGCAAGCAGAGCGTCATCCAGCCGGGCGAAGTTGACGACATCGACGGTCTGCCCCGCGTCATGCTGATGACCGCCTTCCAGGACCGACTGGAATTGCACAACCTCGTCACCAAGGTCGGCGATACCTGCCGGAGGCTGAAGGTTGACCGGTTGCTGATCGAGAACAAAGCCAGCGGCATCAGTGTCGCGCAGGAAATACGCCGCATCTACGGTCATGAGGAGTTCGCCGTTCAGCTTGTCGATCCGCGTGGGCAGGACAAGCTGGCGCGGCTGTATTCGGTGCAGCACCTGTTCGCCGAGGAGATGATCTATGCGCCCGACCGTGCTTGGGCGGACATGGTTATCACGCAGGTTGGCCAGTTTCCTAAGGGGCGGAATGATGATTTGTGCCTTGTTGGTGATACTTTGATCACCATGGCAGATGGAACTACTAAACGCATAGATGAAATCATGGTTGGAGATATGGTGGCAACCCCAGTTGGACCATGCCTAGTCTCTGCGGCTGCCATGACTGGCGTTCGCGAGGTATGGCAAATTAATTTTACGGGAGGAACTTTAACAGGAACCGCAAATCATCCTGTATGGGCCAATAATCAATGGAAACCGCTTGCTTCATTGTGTCCATCTGATACACTATGGACATTGTATCCATTTAGCGGGAGCGGTTCATGGTTTTCCAACCTAAAGAAGGCGTTATTGTTGAAGTTGTTAAATTTAATGGGGTTAAATACCGTCGATACCCAAATTCAACCAATCCGGCCCATAGAAGATACTTTGCCAGAGCCGGTCATAGATTGCACCGTGACGTTTGGATCTTTTTCAAAGGCCCAATTCCAAAGGGTTATCAAATCCATCACATTGATGGCAACACCGGGAATAATGACATTTCAAACCTTGAATGCATGCCATTCAAGGAACATCGCGCAAAACATGCCGATGAATACAGCGCAAGAGGTAAATCAGAAAAACGATTATCTCATCTTGCATCAATTCGTGAAAAAACTAAAGAATGGCATAGAAGTGATGAAGGCCGCGCTTGGCACAGACAAAATGCATACACATCAATGCGAGCGGAAGGTGCGCCAAAACCTTACAGCAAAAGCCATTATACCGGGATTTGTGAGTGGTGCGGTTCGTTTTTTGAAGCAAAAAGTCCAAAAAAAACAATGTGTTCGATACAATGCGTTGACAGAAAATCAAAATTTGTGTGTGGTAAAATCCATAACGCCCACCCATACTATGCGTCCCGTTTACAACCTGACGGTTGATGGCGAACATTGTTATTTTGCTAATGGCGTCCTCACGCATAATTGCGACACTGTCAGCATGGCGTTACGACATATGCGCGAGGTCGGCCTGCTGACCCGGTCGGCGGAGCGTATGGCTGAGGTTGAAGACGCTACGAGGTTTAAGGGCAACAAGCCCCTGCAACCGCTATATCCCGTGTGATGGAGCCAATGAAATGTTCATAAGGGCCGACGCAACCGTTGATGAAATCAAGGATGTTACTTTGAACGGTAAGCGGGTATTTGAAGTGACTGTCTCATGTCCTGACAATGCCAAGTGGATTGAAACCTATACTTTACCGGCAGAAGATGATACTGCTGCGGCCCAAGCGGCGATTGACCGCTTTGTTGAGCATTACGCCGCACAGGAATAGCCATGCCCCTCGTCCCCGGCCTATCTTCTAACGTCAGGGTGGCGGAACCTCCGCCAGCTGATATGCCGGAAGGCATCGAAGTGGTGGTGGATGGGCAGGACGACGGCAACGACACGCCCGAGTATGACGACAAGGGCAACGTGCTGCGGATCGAGCATCCTGATGGTTCGATCACCGTCAGCCTCAACGGATCACCCGTTCAGAAGGCCGACAAAGGCCCTACAGGCTGGTTTGACAATCTGGTCGATGAAATAGACGAGATGGAGTTAAACCGCATCAGCGCCGATCTGATGCGCGGTATTGAGGACGACATCAAGAGCCGACAGAAGTGGATCGAGGATCGCGCCCAGGGTATCAAGCTGCTCGGCCTTGAAATTGAAATCCCCAATCTTGCCGGTGCGTCCGATGGGGCGCCGGTCGAGGGTATGAGCCGGGTGCGGCACCCGCTGCTGTTAGAGGCGGTGCTGCGGTTCCAGGCCAATGCGCGTAGCGAGATGCTGCCGACCGATGGCCCGGTTAAAATCCGCGACGATAGCAATGGCGACACCATGCAGGAGGATCGTCTGGCCGACGCGCTAGAGCGCGACCTGAACCATTTTCTGACGGCGGTGGCGACCGAGTATTACCCCGACACCGACAAGATGCTGTTCATGCTGGGCTTCGGCGGCACGGCGTTTAAGAAAGTCTATTTCTGCCCGCTGCGGAACAGGCCGGTCAGCGAGAGCGTCGATGCCAACGACCTGATCGTGTCCAATCAGGCGACCGATCTGATGAACGCTCGCCGGGTGACGCATCGGACGATGATGAAGCCTAGCACGGTGCGCCGGTTGCAGATCCTGGGCGTCTACAAGGATACCGACCTGCCACGCGCCGACATGCCCAAGCTGGATGCAGTGCGTGAGGAGGAAAACAGCCAGCAGGGTATTTCTGTTGATGCCGGCGATCCCGACGACCGCGACCGCGAAATCTACGAATGCTACTGTGAGTTAAATATATCTGGGTTTGAACACAAGTATAAGGGGAAGGACAGTGGCCTGGAAGTCCCGTATCGTGTCACGATTGATGTCTCATCTAAGCAGATATTGTCGATTGTTAGGAATTATGATGAGGATGATAAAGAACTTCCTAGTGCCAGAGCCAACTTTGTTAAGTATACTTTTGTTCCCGGTCTGGGCTTCTACGATATTGGTCTTCTTCATATTCTTGGTAACACTACAAATGCTATCACTGCTGCTTGGCGCGAGTTGCTCGATGCTGGCATGTTTGCGTCGTTCCCTGGTTTCCTTATGGCTGACACTGGCGCTCGCCAGAATACGAACATATTCCGCGTTCCGCCGGGTGGTGGCGCGCTTGTCAAGACCGGAGGGATGCCTATTTCGCAAGCCATCATGCCCCTTCCATACAAGGAACCGTCCGGGGCGTTGATGAACCTTGTCGGCGACATGGCGCAGACGGGTATGCGGATTGGTGGGACAAGCGAGCAGCAAGTCGGTGAAGGGCGCGCTGATGCGCCGGTCGGCACGACGCTGGCGATGATCGAGCAAGCCACCAAGGTCATGAACGCGGTGCATAAGCGCATGCACGCCGCCCAGGCCGAGGAGTTTCAGTTGCTGGTGCGGGTGTTTCGTGAGCATCCCGAGAGTTTCTGGCAGCGCAATAAGAAGCCAGCTTATCAGTGGGATGAACAGACGTTCTTGGCTGCCTTGCAGAACTGCGAACTGACGCCGCAGGCCGATCCTAACACGTCGTCGCATGGTCAACGGTTGATGAAGCTGGCGGCGCTGAAGCAGCTACAGGCGGCGTCTCCGACGATGTATGACCCGATTGCCATAGATCAGGCGTGTATCCAAGCGATCGGCTTCAGCAACCCTGAGCAGTTCATGGCGCCGCCGCAAGCGCAGGGTCAGATGCCACCTGAATTGCAAAAACAGATGGCCGAGATGCAGGTTAAGAAGCAGGAGGCCGATGCGCGGACGTTGAAGGCGCAGGCCGAGGTTGCGAAGATGAAGGCCGAGACGGCGGTTATGCAAATGGATGCGACCAAGCCGGATCAGGGGCCGACGACGGTCGAGCAGGCCAAGGCGCAGGCGTCGTTGATGGACGCCCAAACGCGGCGTGAGCAGCTAAAGATCCATGCGGCGAAGGTGGCGTTCGATGATTCGAACAAGACCGAGGATCGTCAGTCTGATGAGAAGTTGCAGCTTCTTCAGATGGCGCGTGAGATATTGATCCACCCGGAGGCAGCGCCGATTGCTGCGCCGTTTGCCAAACAGGCTGAACAGAAATGAACGACGCACGCGAATTAAGATTGATTAGAGCCATTGAAAATTGGGTCAGAAATGAAATTGCCATTGTAGTTAATGGTCAAGTTATATTTGCCCCATTGTCTAATAAATTTTGCATTAAAAATAATATAACAAATGCGCGTTCTGATTATGAATTTAATGAATACAAAGGAAAAGGCTTTCAATCGCCTGAAGATGCTGCACGAGCATTTGTGGATTTAGTAACACAAGACTTGCTTGTTTTAACTGACCGTGCTTTTGGGACAGTAGTGTCACGAGTTCCTTGTGAAATTTATTTTCAAAAAGGGCTTTTAAGGGCAGGGTGGGCGTATTACGCTCGGTTGGCTATCGTCAATGTGCAAGATGATGAAGTCATCACATTCAATGGTGGCGATACCATTGAATGTGATGATTTCACCAAACAGGCTGAGGGGAAGTAGGCGATGGGCGGTGCGACACCGGGCATGGTGAACTATGGCGGTCTGTCTTCTCAGCAGACGCCGCAGGGTTATGGGTCGATGTCGTCGCCGCAGGGCTATAACGCCTGGATGCAGAACTTCCTTCAGAGCCTGTATTTGCCGCAACAGCAGCAGTGGCAGAACGCTAATGCCTTGATGGGTGGATATGGGCAGGGCGCGGGCGATCTGGTGGGTAGCTATAACCCGTATGCGGCGATCCCTGCCGGTGCCACTAGACAGGCACCTGCGCCTAACGTTGCCCCGGTATCAGCGCCGGTTGATGATCCATCCACAATGGTCGATCCCAATGCCGTGGCGATGTTAAGTGCGTCCGAAAGTGGCGCTGGGAATAAGCGCGGTGGTCGGGTGGGTCGTGCGCCGGGGGGGATGGCGGGCGATCCCCAGAAAGCCATCCGCCGTGCAACGATGGTTGCCAAGAGCATTGTTCGCGACGTTGGGCCGATACCGAGCCAGCCAGCCGCCCCTGCCGTTCACCCGGCGTCGATGGTGCCTGGGGTGCATGTGGCGTCTGAGCCGCAGCATTTCGCGGAAGGCGGTGATGTGGGCATACCGGCCTTTCACTCAACAAATGAACCGTTTGAAAATTATGATTGGCAACGACTGGGACAAACGACTCGCAAAAATATAACTGATGCAAATGATCCACATTCTTTTGGCATGGCATTGGCGTCTCTTGGGCCATGGGCAAATGAACGTGATTTATCAAAACAATTAGTTCAATCTCACGCAATGCCAGTCCGTATTGGAGGTAAAGGAAAACAATTTCGATCTTTGGAGGAGCGGCACTGTTGACCAAGCCCTCGCCCTCACCCGCCGGTATGCGAGGGGATGATGATTCCTTTGCATTTTCTCCCCGTTTGTCTTTATATCAAAGGCATCGCCAACTGCGGGGACGCCCGCTGGAGCAACATCCATGTCTGAACAAGCAAAGACTGCCCGCGCCGCTATGAAAGCAAAGGCGCACCGCCTTGCCGGCAAGACTGACCCGCATCAGAAGGTTGATGCGTCGTCTTGGACGCCCAGTGAGCCGGAAGCGGCCACGTCCCAGACCGGCATGCGTCCGGTTTCTCCGCGCCAGTATAAGCGCGGCGGTAAGGTTGTCGGCAAGCACGAAGGTGAGCATGCCAAGCATCACGCCGGTCGCAAGCCGCGCAAGGCTGG